CAGATTCTGGTCTCAGATCTTCGGTATTGCTTTTAGTAACAAGCGTTGGTTGCACTTTTTTATGTTGTTTGTTCCTGTTATGGGTCTCTGGACTTCTTCCATTGGCATTATTGGTCTTGCCCTTAATCTTCGTGCTTACGACTTTGTGAGTCAGGAGATTCGTGCCGCAGAGGATCCTGAGTTTGAAACCTTCTACACGAAAAACATTCTTCTGAATGAAGGTCTTCGAGCGTGGATGGCTCCTGTAGATCAGCCACACGAATCGTTCGTTTTTCCAGATGAGGTTCTTCCGAGAGGGAATGCCCTATAATATTATTTTTATATAAATAGTATTACTCGCGGTAATGCTAATGGTTTGGAATACAGGTTTAAAAAGAGACCCCCGATGTAAAGGGGGTCGCCCAAAAGGTCTCTCATATGTCGGACAGACTTATGGGAGACTTACTATTTTAGAACAATATAGTGATAAGAAAAATGTTTTCTTTAAGTGTCAATGTGAATGTGGTAATATAAAAAATAAAGTTCGTAAAGATTATATAATAGGACCGAAAGCAGAAGTAAAATCTTGTGGGTGCAGATTGCAGGAATTGCATCAAGAAAGAAGAGAAAAAGGTATTGATGAAGTTTCTGCTATGTGGTCTAGAGCAAAATATAGAGCAAAGCAAAAAGGATTAGACTTTACAATAGAACAAAAAGATATTATTATTCCTGATAAATGTCCTCTTCTTGGAATACCACTAGAGTGTCATCGTGGTAAAGGAAGTCAGCAAGGAAACTCTCCATCATTAGACCGTATAGACCCCACAAAAGGATACATAAAAGGTAATGTGTGGGTCATAAGTAATAGAGCAAACACTCTCAAAAACGACGCCACCCTACAAGAACTAGAACTATTAGTAGAAAATCTTAAATGCTACTCATCCTAACACTCTTTATACTCTTTGGAGTTTTTATGTTTATAATGTCTCTTACACAAGAATTATGATAACTTCTGAAACACCTTATAAACTCGCAGAAATTATTCGTGATACCTGGCCAGGTCTTTACAGAAAACCAGAATCATCTTATAATGAAGAAAAGGAAATAGAAGATGAACAAGTATCGTGATGAGTATTTTTCAGTTTTAGATAAAAAGACTGGGAGAAAAATTTTAGACTGTGGTGAAGAGTTTGATGCTCTTGCAATGGTTGCTTTTGACCCACAGAACAGAACTTATACTCGTAATAAGATTCTAATGAGTCCTGTAATTGACGTTGAAATTCCAAAGGCACTTCCGACTAATGAGATCGTGGTGAATATGGATGGTGGAGTAGGTGGTTCTTGGGAAGTTAAAGAACTATCTCAGATCAAACTTCCAGAAGGTCAAGGAGAACCTGTGATCGTATGAATAAATAACTAAAATCGCAGATGCTTATGGATCTCCTCCGTTCGCCCTCAGAGTACTTGTTCAATCTACGAACAACAAGTCCGGCAGAAGCGAAACGATTATGGAGACAGCAAATACGGGAAAAGTGGGAACATCAATGCGCTTATTGCGGATCGGAAGAGAGACTTACAATTGATCATATTGTTCCTCAATCAAAAGGTGGAATGGACTTTACTAAAAATGTAGTCTGTTGCTGCCACTCTTGTAACCAAGATAAGGGGCACGAGCACTGGAAGTTATGGTATGTTCAACAAGACTTTTATAGTGAAGAAAGATTTAATAAAATAGAGGAATGGATGAAACCAGATCCACCAACGAATTTATTCACTTATCGTCCTAGAAGGAATAATGCGAGTTGAATAAATATATCAAGAGCAGTATATACTGTTTCTTCTGGTACATACCGAATATAATAAATGGCAACTCCGATTCGGATTAAACGTTCTGCTGTACCTGGAAAAATTCCAGCACAAGGAGCGTTACAATATGGCGAATTAGCCTATAATATTCATGATGCTGAACTCTATGCGGTCAGAAATAGAGCAGGTATTGGATCAGAAGTTGTACGTGTCGCTGCTGGCGCAACAGTTACTAATATTCTTTATGTTACTCCCGATGGACAGGACACAAACACAGGACTCAAACTCGGAGACGCAAAGCGAACAATCGGAGCAGCAGTCACAGCAGCAACAGCAGGAACTGTTATTAAAATTAGTGCTGGGACTTATATAGAAAATAATCCGATCGTATTGCCAGATCAAGTAAGTCTTGTTGGATCAAGTTTAAGAGAAGTCTCTGTATCTCCACAGAATCAAGGAGACCTTTTCTATGTTGGAAATGGTAATTATATTGCAGAAATGTCCTTTGTTGGGACTGCAAATACTGGAGCAATCGTAGCATTTAATCCAAACAAAGCGGTTTATAATAATCAATCACCTTATATTCAAAACTGTACAAACTTCATTCCAAATAGTATTGGAATGAAAATTGATGGTAGGCATTCAATTGGACCTACAAAATCAATGGTCCTTGATTCTTATACTCAGTATAATGCTAATGGTATTGGAGTTTCAATTACAAATGAAGGATATGCTCAATTAGTTTCTTTGTTTACAATCTGCCCTGATACTGCAGTCTACTGTGGAACTGGAGCTGCTTGCGACTTAACGAATAGCAACTCTTCTTTTGGTAATTATGGATTGATTGCAGATGGTGTTGGACCTAGAAAATATACTGGAATTGTTACGCAGTCTGCAGCGGTGAATAGTGATACTTTTGTTTTAGACTTGAATGTTCCAACGTACAATGTCTCTAACGCAATTTATGATAATGTAAGTGGTGTTGCAACTGTTACAACTTCTTCCAATCATAATTTTGCAGTTGGAATGGGAGTAACTCTTGCTGGACTTGGATTTACTTGTTCTTCTGGTCCTGGAATTGTAACCTATCCAAGTGGCAATTATGGATATGTGTTTGAAGTTAAATCTGTTCCTGCAGCAAATCAATTTGTAGTGAACGTAGGTCCTTCAACATTATCTCATACTTATAGTTCTGGTGGAACAGTTAAGATTAATGTAGTTCGTCCATTTGATGGGCAAGTAATTTATTTTGATAACCTTTATAATACTGTGAATAAGATTACGGTTGGTTCTGGCGGTACGGGATACACTTCAACTCCAACAGTTACAATTTCTGCACCAACAACAGATTGGGGTGTACAAGCGACAGCAGTTGTAGAAATTAGAAATGGAAGTGTGATTGGAATTGAAATTGTTTCAAGTGGAAGGGGTTATACTACAGCACCTACAATTACAATTTCTGCTCCAAATGTTGGAATAAATACAGCAACGGCTATTTTAGAACTTCTACCAACATATTATTCGATTCTAGAATCAACACCAATTTCTACTGGTATTTGTACCATTACAGTTTCTGAAAATGTACCTTATGCAGTTGGTGTTGGATCGACGGTTCCATTCTTTAAGCAAAGTAGAGTCTTAGCTTCTGGTCACTCTTTTGAATACATTGGATCTGGAACAAATATTGGTTCTGCTCTTCCTGCTCAAGGTGGGGTTCCAATTCAAGACAATGAAACTGATGCTCGTAATGGTGGTCTAGTAGTTTTCACAAGCACTGATCAGTCTGGCAATTTTAGAATTGGTGATGGTGTTATTGTTAATCAAAACACAGGAACCATATCTGGAACATTCTATTCGAAGAGTTTGTTCGCCACGATGACACCATTCATTCTAGCATTAGGAGGAGATTAATAGAATGGCATTACCATTAAATGTATTTAAAACAGTTACAAAGGTTGCAACAACAGATGCCGTAGGAATTTATACAGCACCTGTTGGATACACGGGTGTTGTTCTTTTAGCACAAGCAGCAAATATTGGAAATAATACTCAAACGATTTCTTTTTCACATAAGAGAACAACCTCTGGAATTGCAGTTACGACAGAAATCTTAAAAAACTTTCCAGTTTCTTCAAGCGATACTGCAAATCTTCTTGCCGGAAAACTTGTTCTTGAATCCGGTGACGTGCTTGTTCTCTCTGCAAGTAACGCAACAGATATTAAGTTCTTGGGAAGCATTCTAGAAACTCTTAACTAACAATGGCAAAATATACCAGCGGCAGACAACAAAAAATTAAAGTTGGTATTAGTTCTTATACCGAAAATCAAACAGTACTTGATGTAACTGGTAGAGTTGGTATTGCAACAACAAATGCAAGTACCTCATTAGATGTCTTTGGTGACGTTTATATTGATCGTAATCTTGGAATTGGTACCACAATTCCAACTTCAAAACTGTCTGTTGTTGGTGATGGACTCTTCACTGGAGTTGTAACTGCTAGAACATTCAGCGGATACATTAATGCTGGTGTTGGAACCATTACTATTTTATATGGTTCTGAACTTTTCTATAATGATGGAACAATTGATACCGTTCGAGGTATCAATCTAAACTACACTGGAACTGGAAGTATTACCAACTTCAACAGTGTTAATAGTGCCATTATTACTGCAAGTGGTACAAATCTTACCTTTAACAATGGCAATTTTACAACTGGAAACATTGTTACTGGTATTGTTACAAACGTTTCTGGTACTTATTTAAATTATAGTGGCATTGGTACCATTGCAACGGTTGGTGGTACGAATCTCACTTATACCACTGGCAACTTAGGAACTGCTAATATCGTCAGTGGTCTTGTCACAAGTATCACTGGTACAACATTAAATTACAGTGGTATTGGTACCATTAATACATTAAGTGGAACCAATCTCACTTATACGACTGGTAACTTAGGAACTGCAAATGTCGTCACTGGTATTGTTACCAACGTTTCTGGTACTTATCTAAACTATAGTGGCATTGGTACCATTGCAACGGTTGGTGGTACTAACTTAACCTACACAACTGGTAATCTTGGAACCGCTAATATCGTCAGTGGTCTTGTTACTAGCATTACTGGTACCACATTAAATTACAGCGGTATTGGTACGATCAATACTCTGAGTGGTACTAATCTTACCTACAGCACTGGTAACTTAGGAACTGCAAATGTCGTTACTGGTGTCGTCACAACCATTAGTGGTACTAACTTAAATTATACTGGTGTTGGTACTATTGCAACACTGAATAGTACTCTTGGAAGTATTACAACACTGAATGGTATCAATGCAACTTATACGACTGGTAATTTTGGTACAGCAAATATTGTAACAGGTGTTGTTACGACAATCAGTGGTACCAATCTGAATTATATTGGAATTGGTACCATTGCCAATCTGAATACAACTTACATTAACACATCTGGTATTATTACTGCAACTCAGTTTTCGACTGGTGCATCAGGAACTGGAATTAATATTACAAGTGGTTCGATTACTGGACCTTCAACAATCACTATTGACCCTGCTGGTGTTGGCGATAACACTGGAGCAGTTAGAATTAAGGGTGACTTATATGTTGATGGAACTGAGTTCATTGTTAATTCATCGACAATTGAACTTGCTGACTTCAATGTTGGTATTGCCTCTACTGTTGCATCAAATGCACTTCTTGATGGTGCTGGAATCGGAATCGGTTCTACAAACATTCGTAAGTTATTCACCTATGACTTCACAAATGATGCTCTAAGATCCAGTGAAAACTTTAACATTCTTTCCGGAAAGACCTATAAGATTAATGGTACTGATGTATTATCTTCTACAACATTAGGTGGTGGAGTTGTTAATTCATCACTGACTTCTGTTGGAACACTGATTCAACTTCGTGTCACTGGGGTTTCCACATTCACAAACGGTCCAGTACTGATTGGAAGTGGTACAAGTACTGGTACCGCAAGTCAGAGATTACAAGTCACTGGCGGTGCTTATGTAAGTGGTGATGTTGGAATTGGAACAGCAGCACCAAGAGAGACTTTGGACGTGATTGGAACTGTTGGTGTTCAGGCAAGTGGATCAGCAAATCGTTTTGAAATTCAACATAATTCTGCTTTAAACTCCTTAGACTTTATCTTTATCTAATGAATACAGTAGCAAGATTACGTTCAGATGGAGTTTTATTTACAAATCTGTTTGATGAATTCAGTGCTCCAAGTCGAAATGTAAGTGTAGACCAGTATGGAGTGTTCTACTCCAACACAATGCAGGAAGGGACCTTTTCTGATTTGAATAGCAATACTCCAATGAGAATTGTAAGTAATAAGGACTTAAGAGTTTTTAATTACTTTGATGAATTGACTGGAGTAAGCGATGTAACTCCTCCACCTCCTTCTGGTACATATTCAATTGTATCGGGAACAAAGTTACCTATTTTTGGATCTGGTGGTGGAACTTATCCTCCTTCTGGATGGACTGGTATTCAAAATGCTAGTGATGATAATAATTTCTTAACTATCAGTCTTCCATTTACATTTTATATTGCTGGATCTGGATATACTACAACCTATATGGGTTCTAACACGTATCTTACATTCAGTGCTGGTGCAAGTGAATATGGAAACCTTGGTACATTGGGTGCAACACGCCCACCAGTTCCAAAGTTTCATTTTGGTTCTGCCGATAACTCTTATCAAAGAGTTTCTAGATTTGCAAGTGGAACGAACTATCAAAGAATTCGTTATGAAGGCACTGCAGCAACGGTAGGAACTGTAGGTTCTCCAAATATTGTTCTTGAAATTACATTATTCGATCCAAACGTTATGGGTGGAAAAAATGTACTTGAATTGTTAGTCGGCAATCATTCAAGACTCACTGGAGCAAGAATGGTTGCGAGTGCTACAACACAATATGCAACTTATACATTATCTCAAAATCAGAGTTATGTTTTTGAAGGTAATGCTGATGGTACAAGTTGGACGATTTACACCGGTTACAATGTGAATTATTGATGATAATGCTACAAATAAATAACCTTATATAAAGGAAGAAGATGGCTCTACTTAGAAGTAATACTGGTATAGGAACAACGAATCCAACGTCAGCATTGCACGTAATTGGAGACGTACTGGTTACTGGTGTAGTTACAGCCACTACTTTTAACGGAAACATTAACGCTGGTATTGCGACTCTTACAAATATCAGCGGTACGAATTTAAATATCACAGGTATTGGTACCATTGCAACGTTGGGTGGTACCAACTTAACTTATACGACTGGTAATCTTGGAACCGCAAATGTCGTTACTGGAATTGTAACAACATTAAGTGGTACAAATATCAGTTATACTGGTGTTGGTACCATTACAACTCTTGATGGTACAACACTTAATTATACGAATGCAAATATTGTAAGTGGACTTGTAACGAGTATCACCGGTACCACATTAAATTACAGTGGTATTGGTACCATCAACACTCTGAGTGGTACGAATCTAACTTATACAACTGGTAATCTTGGAACTGCCAACATTGTATCTGGTGTTGTTACCAGCATCACTGGTACCACATTAAACTATACTGGCATTGGTACCGTTGATACTCTAAGTGGTACTAACTTAACATACACAACTGGTAACTTAGGGACTGCGAATGTCGTTACTGGTGTCGTTACTACGATTTCTGGAACGAACCTAACTTATGGTAATGGTAATTTTACGACTGGTAATATTGTAACTGGTGTTGTTACCACAATCTCTGGTACCAACTTAACATACACGACTGGAAACTTTGGTACAGCAAATGTCGTTACTGGTATTGTAACGAATCTATCGGGTACAAATTTAAGTTATACTGGAATTAGTACTCTTGGAGTTACTTCTGTAACTCATTTAACTGCTCAAAGTATTAATTCTTCTGGTATTGTAACTGGTTCTACGTTCCGTCCAAGTAGCGGTTACATTCAAGCAGCAGACGGAACCAATTCTTTCTACATTTATAGTGGCACTGGAAACGTTGCTTTCCAGGGAACGATTGGTGTTGGGCAGATTAATAATGCTGCTGGTTATAAAGCACTAGAATTTACTGGAAGTGCATCTCCAAACGTTCTTGTTGCAAATAATCTAAACGTTGCTGGTTTTTCTACTGCAAGTAGTTTCATTTCTACATCAACTACACTTCTTGCACCAACTGCTGGTAACTATGGTGGTGAAAGACTTCGTTTATATGACTTCAACAATAATACCAAAACTAATTATGCGATTGGTGTTGAAGGAAGTCACGTTTGGTTTGGTGTTGATAGTAATTTAGAAGCACAAGGATTTAAGTGGTACGGTGATACAACTCAGGTAATGAGACTGAGTGCGGCTGGTAATCTATCAGTTGCAGGTATTATTACAGCAAGTAATCTTCTCATATCTGGAGTTACAACTTCTACTGGTGGATTTGTAGGAAATCTGACTGGTATTGCAGCATCAGCAACACAACTTGTAACACCAAGAACTTTTGAAATTACTGGTGATGTTGTTGCTTCACCAGTTTTCTTTGATGGTACTGGTAATGTATCACTAGCAGCAACAATTCAACCAAATAGTGTTGCTCTTGGTTCTGATACAACTGGAGATTATGTTCAGACGATTTCTGGAACTTCAAATCAAATCACGGTTACTGGTGGCACTGGAGAAAGTTCCACACCAACATTAAGTCTTCCAAATAATTTAGTCCTTCCTCAAGATGTAACAGTTACAAGAGACCTACAGGTTAATCGTAACTTAAATGTTGATGGAAATATTACAATTGGTGGAACTTCTGCCGCAATTTTTGCAGAAACAATTACGATTAGTGATGCCGAAATTATTCTTGGATATAGAACTGATGCTTTTAATAATGATGCTTCAAATGATAATACTGCAAGACACGGTGGTATTGCCATTGCTTCAACAGAAGGAACTCCTCTCGTCCGACTTGTTGCTGCTGGTATTGAAACACTTCCTGCAACATATAAGAAAATTCTGTGGTTCAAGACTGGTGATTTTGCTGGATTAGGTACTGATGCTTGGTTAATCAATTATGCAGTTGGTATTGGTTCAACCCAATTCCCAACAGGAACTCGTCTTGCTGCTGGTTCTGTTCAATTTACAGAAAACGATTTGGCAGTCGTAAGAAATATTAATGCTTCTGGTATTATTACTGCACCGACTGCTAGCATTACAAATGCCGATATTAGCACTGGAAATATCAGTAATGCTAATATTGTATCTGGTATTGTTACAACCATCAGTGGTACTAACTTAAATTATACTGGTGTCGGTACGATTACCAATCTTACTGGAACAACAGGTACTCTTACAACATTAAATGCAAACACTGCAAATATTGTAACTGGTGTTGTTACGACTCTGAGTGGTACGAATGCAACTTATACCACTGGTAACTTTGGAACTGCAAATGCCGTTACAGGTGTCGTTACCACAATTTCTGGTTCTAATTTAACATACACCACTGGTAATCTTGGAACTGCAAATGTCGTTACTGGTGTTGTTACGACAATTTCTGGAACTGACCTGAACTACGTGGGTGTTGGTACCATTGCAACACTCAGTAGCACTAATGGTACGATTGCAACACTTAATAGCACTACAGGTAGTATTGCAACATTAAGTGGTACCAATCTAACTTATACGACTGGTAATCTTGGAACTGCTAACATTGTAAGTGGTCTTGTAACAAGTATCACTGGTACCAATCTAAACTATACAGGTGTCGGTACGATTGCTACATTAAATAGCACTCTTGCATCTGCCACAACTCTTTCTGGTACCAACCTAACTTATACCACTGGCAATTTCGGAACTGCGAATGTAGTCACTGGAATCGTTACTACAATTTCTGGAACCGACCTGAACTACACGGGCGTTGGTACGATTGCTACATTAAACAGCACCACTGGTTCTGTAGGAACATTAAGTGGTACTAACTTAACCTATATAACTGGCAATCTTGGAACCGCTAACATTGTAAGTGGTCTTGTAACAAGTATCACTGGTACAAATCTGAATTACACTGGTGTTGGTACGATTTCAACACTGAATAGCACCACTGGTTCTGTCACAACTCTGAGTGGTACAAATGCAACATACACGACAGGTAACTTTGGAACTGCCAATGTAGTTGCTGGTGTCGTCACAACCATTAGTGGTACTGATTTAAATTATACGGGTGTTGGTACGATTGCAACACTCAACAGCACAACGGGAAGCATTTCAACCATTAGTGGTTCAAGTGCAACCTATACCACTGGTAATTTTGGAACTGCGAATGTAGTCACTGGTGTTGTTACAAGTATCACTGGTACTACATTAAATTACACTGGTATCGGTACTATTAATACGTTAAGTGGTACCAACCTAACATACACCACTGGCAATCTTGGAACCGCAAATATTGTTACTGGTGTTGCAACGAATCTATCAGGTACCAACTTAAACTACACTGGTGTTGGTACGATTGCAACACTGAATAGCACGACTGGTTCAATTGTAACTCTCAGTGGAACCAATGCAACTTACACTACTGGTAACTTTAATACTGCCAATATCGTTACTGGCATCATAACCAGTGCAACGGGTCTGTTCTTAAATTACACTGGAATTGGTACTGTTGATACTCTGAGTGGTACCAATCTCACTTATACGTTTGCAGATTTTGATAGTGCTTATATTACTTCTGGTGTTGTAACTTCAATCACTGGTACCACCGCAAATTATACTAACGTAGATTCTACCACTCTGAACGCAAACAGAGGTAATATTGTAACAGGCGTCGTTACAACTATCAGTGGTACAAGTCTCAATTATACTGGTGTTGGTACAATCACCAACTTCAATAGCACTGCGGCTTCAATTACAAATCTCAATTCAACTGGGATTGTAACTGCAACTCGTCTATCAACAGGTGCAGTTGGTTCATCGATTAATATTACAAGCGATACACTTACTGGACCTTCGAGTATTATTATCGACCCTGCTGCGATTGGAGATAATAGCGGAGCAGTAAGAATCAAGGGTGACCTTTATGTTGATGGTACTCAGGTTGTAGTTAATTCAACTGCAATTGCTCTTGGTGATTTTATTGTTGGTATTGCTACAAGCGTTTCAAGTAATGTTCTTCTAGATGGTGCTGGAATCGGAATTGGTTCCACAAACATTCGTAAGACTTTCACTTATGATTATGTCAATGACTCATTAAGATCCAGTGAGAATCTAAATCTTGCATCTGGTAAGACTTATAAGATTAATGGAATTGATGTCCTCAGTTCAACTTCTCTTGGAACTGGAGTCACTAATTCTTCACTGACTTCTGTTGGAACACTGAATAGTTTAGCAGTCAGTGGAACTGCATCATTACCATTTATTTCTGGTACCAACTTAAACTACACTGGTGTTGGTACTATTACAAGATTGAATGTTACCAATCTCAGTGTCAGTGGAATTACAACCACTGGACTTCTGAATGTTGGTACTGGTGGAACGATTATCACAACAACCAATGGTCCAAGAGTTGGTATTAATTCTACAACTCCTGGATATACATTAGACGTTGGTGGAAATCTAAACTTCAGTGGATCCTTATATCAGAATGGTCAATTATTCACTTCTGGAATTGGTATTGGTTCTACAGGTGTTAATCCGCAGTCTGGTGTTATCAATCAAAGAATCGGTGTTGGATTCACTGATATTAATATTGTTGGAAGTGGAATTACAATCGCTGGATATGGAAGCACGGTCGTTGTTGATTTCAGTCAACTCTCCGCTGCTGCTGGTGCATTAAGTATCTCCACAGTTACAAATCCACGTTATCAAAGTATTGCTTTTGTTGGAAGTGCTTCAACATCAATCATCGGTATTTCAACTTCCACAGACCCATTCGTCTTTGATACTCAAACTCGCAGCGTCGGTATAGGTACATCAGCCCCAGCATATAAGTTAGATGTGGTGGGTGATATAAATAGTTCAACCGCAATTAAAGTGGGTGGAGTTAATATTCTTGATGAAGCATTACGTCTCTCAATAGCATTTGGATAAACTATAAATGGCAAATGTATTCCGGTTACGAACAAAAACAAACATCGGCGTAAGCACTGTTGGGATTTATACTGTTCCATCCGCAACAATGACCACAATTATTGGTCTGACATTAGCAAATATTTCTGGAGGAAGTATTAATGTCACGGTAGGTATTTCAAGAACAAATACCGATAGTGTGAGTTTGATTAAGAATGTTCCAATTCCACAAGGTTCTTCACTGGAAGTAATGCAGGGAAACAAAATTATTATGGAAGCAAATGATAGTTTAACTGCAATCAGTGATGTTAATTCAAGTTTAGACGCAAGCTTATCGATTCTGGAGATGACCTGATATGCCATTAACTAGAATTAGCGGAGATAACGTTCAAGACGATAATTTTAGTGTTGGTGTTACGAGTGTAAGAACCTTATCCATTGGTTCAACACAAGTTATCAGTTCTGAAAGACAACTTCAGAACATTACGTCGCTAGACGCTACAACAGCAGCGACAATTGAAACTGCAATTTCTTCTGGACCTAATACGTTTGCAGATCTGAATATCACTGGTGTTGCTACATTCACTCAAGTATCTTTTGGTTCTACTGCAAATATTAGAATTGGAGATACAACCACTGGTAGCAGTTTAAGTGGTGGTCAGAATAATTTCTTTGCTGGTGTTGGTGCTGGTAGTTCTACGACTACTGCAAATGCTAATATTTTTATCGGTCCAAATGCAGGTCTTTATAATACCACTGGTTGTAACAATAACTTTTTTGGTCGTCGTGCAGGAAACACAAACACCACAGGAAGTTTCAACAACTTTATAGGACTGTGTGCTGGATGTTCTAATACCACAGGATCAAACAATAACTTCTTTGGATGTAGTGCAGGACAAAGCAACACCACAGGAGTCAACAATAACTTTATAGGTCAGTGTGCTGGATTTTCTAATACTTTTGGGCAAGCTAATAATTTCTTTGGACTTAATGCTGGTAGTTGTAATACTACTGGCAGTTCTAATATTTTTATAGGGCAATCAGCAGGACGTTATAATACTTTTGGTTGTTTTAATAACTTTTTAGGATGTTCTGCAGGACGTTGTAACACCACAGGTTGTTTTAACAACTTCTTTGGTCGTTATGCAGGATTTTCTAATACCACAGGATGTCACAATAATTTCTTTGGATGTGGTGCTGGTATTTGCAATACCACGGGATGTAGTAATACTTTTATTGGTTTTTGGGCAGGGCGTTATAATACCACAGGATCCCACAATAACTTCTTTGGTAATAATACAGGATATTGCAACACCACAGGAACCAACAACAACTTTATAGGAAACCAAGCAGGATATTCCAATACTTTTGGTTCATACAATAACTTTTTTGGTATTCTTGCAGGACAATCGAATACCACAGGTTCTAACAATAACTTCTTTGGTCGTTATTCTGGATACTGTAACACCACAGGAAGTTGCAATAATTTCATAGGACTGTGTGCTGGATATTCTAATACCACAGGATCCAACAATAACTTTTTTGGTTGTTCTGCTGGTTTCTGCAACACCACAGGATCCAACAACACCTTTATAGGACAGTGTGCTGGACTTTGTAATACTTTTGGTGGTTATAATAACTTCTTTGGACTTCACGCAGGACTTTGTAATACTACAGGAATCAATAATATTTTTATCGGTCGTTATGCAGGAAGGTTAGCAACAACAGGAAGTAATAATAACTTCTTAGGTCTTCAGGCAGGTTGCAATACTACTGGTTGTTATAATAACTTTTTTGGTTCACAGGCAGGACGTTCTAACACCACAGGAAACAACAACAACTTTATAGGACAGTGTGCTGGGTACGCTAATACTTTTGGTGGATGTAATAACTTCTTTGGACTTCACGCAGGACTTTGTAATACTACAGGAATCAATAATATTTTTATCGGTCGTTATGCAGGAAGGTTAGCAACAACAGGAAGTAATAATAACTTCTTAGGTCTTCAGGCAGGTTGCAATACTACTGGTTGTTATAATAACTTTTTTGGTTCACAGGCAGGACGTTCTAACACCACAGGAACCAATAATAACTTCATAGGACAGTGTGCTGGATTTGCTAATACTTTTGGTGCTTATAATAACTTCCTTGGATTCTGTGCAGGAGCTTGTAATACTACTGGATGTAATAATAACTTTTTTGGTTGCCGTGCTGGTTTCTCCAATACCACAGGATCCAACAACACTTTTATAGGACAGTGTGCTGGATTTGCTAATACTTTTGGTGCTTATAATAATTTCTTTGGACGTAATGCAGGTCGTTTCAATACTACTGGAATTAATAATAACTTCATTGGCACTAATGCTGGACTTTGTAATACAACAGGATATAATAATAACTTCTTTGGTCGTGGCGCAGGTTTTTATAATACTACAGGAAGTTTTAACACTTTTATTGGTTTTTATGCAGGTTGCAAAAACACTACTGGTTCTTATAATAACTTTTTTGGTCGTAATGCAGGAGCACTCAACACCACAGGAAGTTGCAATAATTTCATAGGACTGTGTGCTGGATATAAAAACACTATTGGAGTTCAAAATATCTTTATAGGTGTTTGCGCTGGATTTGAAAACACCACTGGACAAGATAATAACTTCATAGGGACTAATGCTGGTCTTTGCAACACTTTTGGAAGATATAATAATTTCTTTGGAGGCGGAGCAGGATGTGCAAATACTACTGGATGTTATAATAACTTCTTTGGTCTTGTTGCCGGATGCTGTAATACTACAGGATCTAATAACAATTTCTTTGGAAACCGTGCTGGAAGATATAACACCACAGGATCTAATAATAATTTCTTTGGTCGTTATGCGGGAAGATATAATACCACAGGATCCAACAACAACTTTATAGGTCAGTGTGCTGGATATTCTAATACCACTGGAAGCTTTAATAACTTCTTTGGGTTACGTGCAGGGCGTGATAATACTACTGGTTGCTATAATAATTTCTTTGGCGTTGATGCTGGACGTTGTAACACCACAGGAAATAATAATAACTTTATTGGTAATAGTGCAGGAATATGTAACACGACTGGTTCTTGCAATAACTTCTTTGGTATTAGTGCAGGAAATTCAAACACCACAGGAAACAACAACAACTTTATAGGACAGTGTGCTGGATATTGCAATACTTTTGGTAATAATAATAACTTTTTTGGATGTCAGGCGGGACGTTCTAACACCACAGGAAACAATAATAACTTTATAGGACAGTGTGCTGGATATTCTAATACTTTTGGATGTTTTAATAATTTCTTTGGATCATATGCTGGACGTTGTAATACTACGGGTATATTCAATAACTTCATTGGTGCTTATGCTGGGCAAAATAACACATTCGGTTCAAGAAATAATTTCATTGGTCTCAATGCAGGTCAGTGCAATACTGGAGGATGTCACAATAACTTTATAGGAAATACAGCAGGAAGAGAAAATACTACTGGTTGTTATAATAATTTCTTTGGGTTCAATGCTGGGCGTTGCAATACTACAGGAAATCAAAATACATTTATTGGAAGATGTACTGGATATTGTAATACTTTTGGTTGCAGTAACTTCTTTGTTGGCAATCTTGCTGGATATAGTAATACTACTGGTAATTTTAATACGTTCTTAGGACAAGAAGCAGGATGCTGCAATACTACGGGCACATACAATAACTTCTTTGGTCTTGAAGCGGGACGTTTTAATACCACTGGAAATCATAATAATTTCTTTGGCAATCGTTCTGGTTTCTGTAACACTACAGGATCTCACAACAACTTCTTTGGACAAAATGCTGGTTTCGCCAATACCACTGGAACTCAGAATATTTTTATTGGTAATGATTCTGGATGCAATACTACAATTGGAAGTTTTAACGTTTTTATAGGTAAGTGTACTGGTCGTTATAATACTACAGGAAGTAATAATATCTTTGTAGGAAATCAAGCAGGATGTTGCAATACTTCTGGTGGATACAATGTTTTCTTTGGACGTAGTGCTGGATTACTTAATACTACAGGAAATCAAAATAACTTTTTTGGTGCAGAAGCAGGATGTGTAAATTCTACAGGATGTAATAATAATTTCTTGGGCAATGACGCTGGACGCGCTAATACTACTGGATCTTTTAATAACTTCTTTGGTTTTCGTGCAGGACGTTGCAACACCACAGGAGACAACAATACCTTTATAGGACTGTGTGCTGGATATTCTAATACAACTGGTAGACTTAATAATTTCTTTGGAAGTCTTGCAGGATGTGCAAATACCACAGGATGTTATAATAACTTCTTTGGTGTTTATGCAGGACGTTCTAATACTACAGGATGTGCCAATATTTTTATTGGATATACTCCAGGACGTTTTAATACCACAGGATCATTTAATTTCTTTGGTGGATATAAAGCAGGTCTTTGCAACACCACAGGAAGTCATAATAACTTTTTTGGTCGTTATGCAGGATGCAAAAACACCACAGGAAGCTTCAACAACTTTATAGGACAGAATGCTGGTTGTTCTAATACGACCGGACAAATGAATAATTTCTTTGGTCGTTATGCAGGACTTTCTAATACCACAGGAGGTCATAATTTCTTCGGTGGATATAATGCAGGACGTGCAAACACCACTGGACAATATAACGTTTTTCTTGGATGTGCTGCTGGACGTTTCAACACTACGGGAAACCACAATGTCTTTATAGGACACTGCGCTGGATTTAATAATACCACTGGTTCTTATAATACCTTCTTCGGTTTCCGCACAGGATGTGCTAATACTGTAGGATGTTACAACAGTTTCTTTGGCACTAATGCAGGACGTAATAACACTACAGCATGTTTAGGTACTTTTGTTGGTATTAATGCAGGACTTTGCAACTCCACTGGAGCAGCTAACACTTTTATGGGTTGGTATGCAGGAGGTAAAACTACCAGTGGTTCTAACAACACATTCTTAGGTCGTTATGCGGGTTGCAATAATGTCACAGGTTCCAATAATGTTGTAATTGGTTCTAGTGGTCAAACTTCAAGTTCATCAGTATCTAATGAAGTTACTCTTTGGAACGGAACAAACACAGCACGTTTCCAAGGTGCCGCAACTTCTTGGACATTCACTTCCGACCAAAGAGATAAAACTGATATTCAACCATTATCACTTGGTCGTGATTTCTTAAAAGGTGTCAAACCACGTAAGTTTAAGTGGAATCATAGACACACTGATGCCGATAAAGGTAAGGAAGCAATTGGTTTTATTGCACAAGAAGTCCTAGAAACAGTAGAGCAGTACAATGCTCCATATACAAATCTTGTTGATACCAATGATCCAAACCAGTACACATTAGGTGCAACAAACTTAATTCCTATTATGATCAACGCAATCAAAGAACTCGATCAAGAAAACACAGAACTCAAAGAAACAGTACAAACTCTTCAAAATGAAAACAATGAAATCCGTGCTCGTTTAGACGCTGCAGGTCTATAAATATCTAAAAAACCATAATGGCTTCTTATATCGGCAACTTTCCGGTAAGCGGAGATAATAGTTTCAGAATACTTGATGACATTTCAACGTTCACACAAACGTTTGATGGTGCATCATCCGCAACTGTATCAGTATCTGATTCCTCCATTTCTCTGACTGGTCATCGCTTCATTACTGGTCAGAGAGTTTTATATTCGACTACTGGAACTGCAATTGGTGGTTTAACGTCTGGTACTTACTATTATATCATAAAAGTAGATCAAAATACAATTCGTCTTGCCACATCACTTGCAAACGCAAATAATAATTCAAATATTACTCTTACAGCATTAGGAACTGGAACAACTCACACATTAGTTGTTGGTTTTGATGGTATTAATACAAAGTTCAAAGCAACTTATAATAACGGAACCAAAGCACAAGTCACCAGAGGAGCACAATTACAAATCTCCATTAATGGTGTTCTCCAACAACCAAGTGACAGTTCCACACCTTCAAATGGTTTTGGTATTGAAACTGATAGTACCATTGTATTTTCAGTTCCTCCTGTAGACACTGATGCCTTCTGGGGTAATGTCATTGCAAACAATTACCCAACGTTTGATACCAGTGATAATACTGTTGATAGTTTCGTTGGCAATGGATCTCAAACAAACTTCACACTTTCAAAAACACCACCAAACAATCAGAACGTATTAGTTACAATCAATGGTGTTGTTCAGTATCCAGATGATGCAACGACTGTTAGAGCTTATAGCGTCATTGGAAACGTTCTGACGTTCGTTGAAGCACCTGGAAGTGGTACAATCATTCAGGTTCGTCATATTGGTTTTGCTGGTGCTACGTCCAGTGCAGTGACTGGATTCTATGGAAGAACTGGTAATGTAGGATTAACAACTAATGATTCAATTGTAGTTTCAAGTATCTTAGTCGGTACTGCAACCTCATCAGGAACTGCAAATCAAAGACTTCAAGTTGCTGGTGGTTCTTATATTTCTGGAAATCTTGGCATTGGAATCACAAATCCACCTTATAATTTAACAGTCTCTCCAACTGGTACTCCTGCACTTTCCGGACTGACTTCCTGTGTTGCTGACTTCACTGCGTTTGCGAATAATTATACTCAGGTTAATCTTCGTAACTCAAATACTGGAAATGCTGCTTCTGCGGACTTTGTTGTAACTGCAGATAATGGTAGTGATACAACGAACTTTATAGACTTAGGCATTAACAACAGTGAATTCTCAACGTCAACTTGGACAATCAATGGTGCCAATGACGGATACTTATATACCAGTGATGGAAGTTTAAGTATTGGTGTTGCTGGAATTGGTAAGACACTTTCATTCTTCACTGGTGGTACATTAGCAGCAAATGAAAGACTTAAAATTACTGGTGGTACAATTAAGATTGGTTCTGGTGCAACAACTGGAACTGCAAATCAAGATCTTCAAGTCACTGGTGGTGCTTATTTCAGTGGTTCGGTTGGCATAGGGACCACAAATCCAACAGCACAATTACAAATCAATTCATCAACTTCAAATTCATTTTATTCTTATAGAAATTCTGGAGAAAATTCTGCTTGGGTTGTAACTGGAGATAGTAATGTTGCTGCATTAAGATTCCAAAATTCTTTAATGCATTATAGAATTGGAATACAAGGTTCTACTCAATTAGTAATTCGAGATGTAACAAATACGGGAAATAGAGTAGCAATTACATCAACGGGTGAAGTTTTAGTTAATACGACAACAGCAACAGGAACCTCATCACAACCACTTCAAGTTAGTGGTGGTGCTTATTTTAATGGTAATGTCGGTGTAGGAACCACAAATCCACTGGTTAAATTGCAAGTCGGTGGTACCATTGGATTTAATGATAGTAACATTAAGTTAGGTGACAGTACGACTGGTGCTGTTGTAACCACTGGTTCGAATAACTTCTTTGCTGGTGCTGGTGCTGGTAGTTCTACGACGACTGGAGGGTATAATAACTTCTTTGGTATTAATGCAGGGCGTTATAATACCACTGGTTGTTACAATAATTTCTTTGGGCGTATTACTGGTCAATGTAATGCTACAGGAAATGCCAATAATTTTATTGGTAATGCTGCTGGAAGATATAATACTTTTGGTAGTTGCAATAACTTCTTTGGATTTCAAGCAGGTAGAAATAACACCACTGCTTGTTTTAATAACTTCTTTGGAAATCAAGCAGGTAGAAGCAACACCACAGGAAGCCACAATACTTTTATAGGAAACAATGCTGGATATTTTAATACCACCGGTCAGTATAATAATTTCTTTGGTGCTCTTGCAGGATACTGTAACACCACAGGAATCAACAACAACTTTATAGGAAGATGTGCTGGACTTTCTAATACTTTTGGTGCTTATAATAATTTCTTTGGTAATCTTGCAGGATACTGTAACACTACTGGATGTAATAATAACTTTTTTGGTTGCCGTGCTGGTTTCTCCAATACCACAGGATCCAACAACAACTTTATAGGAAATAAATCTGGAACTTCTAATACTTTTGGTAGTAGTAATTTCTTCGTTGGTAGTTATGCCGGATCGGGTAACACAACTGGAAATAATAATACTTTCTTTGGTGATAGAGCAGGGCGTTTTAACAGCACTGGAAGTTATAATATTTTCATAGGGCAAATTGGAGGATATTGTAATACTTTTGGAAGTCATAATAATTTCCTTGGTCGTTATGCTGGAAATAGAAACACCACAGGAAACAACAATAACTTTATAGGACAGTGTGCAGGATATTGTAATACTACAGGAAGTTGCAATAACTTCTTTGGTATGTGTGCTGGGTTCTCTAACACCACAGGAGTCAACAATAACTTTATGGGACGTAGTGCAGGACGTTATAACACTACAGGAACTAATAACAACTTTTTTGGTTTCCAAGCAGGACACTGTAATACTACAGGAGATCATAACAACTTTATAGGAAGATGTACTGGATTTTCTAATACTTTTGGTGGAGATAATAACTTCTTTGGTAATGCCGCAGGATGCTCCAATACCACAGGAAATTTTAATAATTTCTTTACAAGTCAAGCAGGTCGATTTAACACTACTGGAAACTGCAATAATTTCATAGGAGTGAATGCCGGTTATTGTAATACTTTTGGAAATAATAATAACTTTATGGGTGCGTTTGGTGGTTATAAAAATACCACTGGAAGTTGTAATAACTTCTTCGGTAATAGTACAGGATTTTCTAATACCACAGGAAACAACAACACCTTTATAGGACAGTGTGCTGGATATTCTAATACTTTTGGTAACTATAACAACTTTATTGGATTACGTACAGGATTCTGTAATACTACTGGTGTAAGAAATAATTTTATTGGAGTTAGTGCTGGACTTTGTAATACCACTGGTTCTTATAATAACTTCTTTGGATCTTCTGCAGGAAGATATAATACTACAGGAAACAACAACAACTTTATTGGACAAGGTGCAGGATACTGTAATACTTTTGGAGGTTGTAATAATTTCCTAGGAACTTTTGCTGGATATGCAAATACCACTGGTTGCAATAATAATTTCTTCGGATATTATGGAGGTTATAAAACCACTACTGGAACTTTCAACAACTTCTTAGGTTTTAATGCTGGAAGAGAAAATACTACTGGTTCTAATAACAATTTCTTTGGATATCTTGCTGGTGCTAGCAACACCACAGGAAACAACAACAACTTCTTTGGAAATATTGCTGGATATGCAAACACCACTGGTTGTTATAATAATTTCTTTGGTCGTTATGCAGGAGGAAAAACTACTACAGGTTCTTGCAACACATTCTTAGGTCGTTATGCAGGATGCTCTGTTACCACTGGTTCTAATAATATTGCTCTTGGAAACAATGCACAAGTTCCATCAGCAACTGGTAGCTGTCAGTTAGCGATTGGTGCTGGTGGTGTGAACTGGATTTATGGTACTAGTAGTGGTAATATTGGTGTAGGACTTACAAATCCAACATCAAAACTTGAAGCAGTAGATCTTGCAGCAACTCCTTCGGTTGCACCAGTTATATTCATTCAACGTCCTAATAATATTATTCCAGGAAGTATTGCACCTACAAATGCCGAATTAAGAATTAAAGGACATTCCAGTAATTATAAAATTTATGTAGAAGATCATAGTTCAAATTCATTGCTTGCGGTTACTGGTGCTGGTAATGTCGGTGTAGGACTTACAAATCCATTCTCAAAATTACAAATTAATTATTCATCTTCAACTGCTTATAGTGCAACTGCTACACCACAAACTGCAAACGCAATTACACTTTTAAATACCAATACAACAGCAACGACTACCTTTTCTGGTATTGCATTAGGAAATGCTAGAAACGGAAATACTGCTTTCGTTGGAATAGAATGTGTCGGAACGGGAAATGATACCACTGCACTCGCATTCAAAACACAATCAGCAGGACCAGTTTTTGCTGAAGTTGCTAGGTTTGATAGTTCCGGCAGATTGACCTTACCTTATCAACCAGCATTTATTGCTACAAAAAGTTCCGGACAAACTCTTACTCAATCTGTCAATAATGTCGTTTCCTTTGATACAGAAGTTATAGACATTGGTAGTAATTATTCTAGTAATAAATTCACTGCTCCTGTAAGTGGAACATATCAATTTCAATTTACATGTATGGGATCTTCACCAAATGCAGGATATTTGAGAATGTCCCTGAAAAAAAATGGTAGTGGTTTTTATGGAACAACATATGCTACCATTACAATAAGTGCTTATGAGTCTATAGTTACTTCCAGCTTAATAAATTTATCCGCAAATGATTATGTTGAAGCAGAAATATTTCCAACAATGACTTCATTTGCTCTTGATAATACTGGAACTTTTTCAGGTTATCTTGTAGGATAAAGATAAATACTCAAAAAGACTTAATATGGACTATACGATCACCTTAACCGAAGCAGAAGACCTAGCACTTCAATATGTTGCTGCTGATCCACAAGAATGGATTGATAATGCAGCAACTAATAGAGCAAGAATTGCGATTGATGAAATCTGCGATCTTTATGTTAAAACTAAACTAGAAAACAACCAACCTATTACCGCTACTAATAAACCTGATATGGTTCTAGCAGCTTATGAAGAAGGTTTAGTCAAGACAGCAGCACAAAGAAATGAAGAAGCACCAAGATTGCCCGAATAAATAACTAAAAAACCATAATGTCATATATTGGAAGAGCTCTTAGCAACGGAAATTATTTAAAATTAGATGATCTCCAAAGTTTTTTTAATGGAACTGAGGTAACATTTAATTTAACTTCTGGTGGGCAACCATTTTATCCTGGTTCTGCTTTTTCAATTCTTGTATCACTCGGCGGTGTTGTACAAGAACCAATTAAGGCATATACAATCAATCTAAATCAAATCACTTTTGCTTCTGCTCCACTTGCAGGAAGTGATTTCTTCTGTATTGTTTTAGGAACTGCATTGGGTGTTGGAGTTCCTGGAGATGGAACTGTAACTGGTTCAAAGTTATCTTCGCCATTCAATTATAACTCTGGATTATTATACTTAGATACTGTTAATAATCGCATTGGTATTGATACAACAAGCCCACAAGTTAAGTTACAAGTCGGTGGGACGATTGGATTTAATGATACAAACATTAAGTTAGGTGATAGTACCACTGGTGCTGTTGTAACCACTGGGTCTCATAACTTCTTTGCTGGTGTTGGTGCTGGTAGTTCTACGACGACTGGAAATGGTAATAACTTCTTTGGGCAATGTGCTGGATATTATAATACCACCGGAAATAATAACAATTTCTTTGGTAGTCGTGCTGGACTTTGCAATACTACTGGAAGATGTAATAATTTTATTGGATGTCGTGCAGGTAATTTAAATACTATCGGTTCTTATAATAACTTCCTTGGTCCTAGTGCGGGATATAGCAATACCACCGGATGCGCTAACAATTTCTTTGGTCTTCGTGCTGGTTTCTGCAACACCACAGGATCCAACAATACCTTTATAGGACAGTGTGCTGGATATTCTAATACTACTGGAAACGGCAACGCCTTCATAGGACAGTGTGCTGGATTCTCCAATACTTTTGGTTGTTACAATAACTTTTTTGGTATTAATTCTGGACTTTGTAATACTACTGGATGTCATAATAATTTCTTTGGATTAAATGCAGGACGTTGCAATACGACAGGAAATCATAATTTCTTTGGTGGATATGCTGCGGGTAGAAGCAACACCACAGGAACCAACAACAACTTTATAGGACTATGTGCTGGATATTCGAATACTTTTGGTGCATACAATAACTTTATTGGTCGTTTTGCTGGACGTGATAACACAGAAGGAAATAGCAACAATTTTATTGGATTTGGTGCAGGTCGTTATAACACCACTGGTTGTTATAATAACTTCCTTGGTTTCCGTGCCGGTCAATCCAATACTACAGGAGTTAATAATAACTTTATAGGACTGTGTGCTGGATATTCTAATACTACTGGACAAGGTAATAACTTCTTAGGAACCAACGTAGGCAAATTTAACACGACTGGAAATCGCAATAATTTTATAGGACAGGGTGTTGGAACTTATAATACTTTTGGTAGTTACAATAACTTCTTTGGATATCTTGCTGGACGTTGTAATACTACAGGAAACAACAATACCTTTATAGGACAGTGTGCTGGATTTGCTAATACTTTTGGTTCTGATAACTTCTTTGGTGGATACAATGCAGGGATTTGCAATATTACCGGATGCCGAAATATTTTTATTGGAAGAAGGGCGGGTCAATTTAGTACTTCTGGTAGCTATAATAACTTTTTTGGTTTTCGTGGAGGATATTGTACCACTACAGGAGAACATAATAATTTTATTGGTGCTAGTGCAGGTGCTGCTAACACTTTTGGTAGTTTCAATAATTTCTTTGGTCTACAAGCAGGATGTAAAAACACCACAGGAAACAATAACAACTTCATAGGGCGATGTGCTGGATACTCTAATACTTTTGGTGGTTATAACAATTTCTTTGGTATCTTCGCAGGACTTTGTAATACCACTGGTTGCTTTAATAACTTTTTTGGACCTAGTGCAGGTAGATGCAATACTACAGGTCAGTATAATAACTTCTTTGGACGTGCAAGTGGATATTATAATACGACAGGACAGTGTAATAACTTCTTTGGCGGTTATGCAGGTAAAAGCAACACATCTGGTAATTATAATAATTTCTTTGGTGGTAGTGCAGGTCGTTATAACACCACAGGATCCAACAATAATTTCTTTGGTGTTCAATCAGGATTTTGCAATACCACTGGTTCTCAAAATAATTTCTTTGGTATTTTTGCAGGTAGAAGCAACACCACTGGATCCAACAATACCTTTATAGGACAGTGTGCTGGATATTCTAATACTTTTGGTTGCTTTAATAACTTCTTTGGTACTACATCAGGATTTTCTAATACAACTGGAAAACATAATAACTTTATAGGTTATAACGCAGGAAATGCAAATACCATTGGAAGTTATAATAATTTCTTCAATCGTGAAGCAGGAAGATGTAATACAACAGGAAACTATAATAATTTCTTTGGCAAATATTCTGGATATTATAATACCACTGGAAGTCATAATAACTTTTTTGGGTGCCAAGCAGGATACTTAAACACCACAGGAAACAACAACAACTTTATAGGTCGTAATGCAGGTTTTTGCAATACCTTTGGTTCTAACAATAATTTCTTTGGGTTTTTTGCAGGATACTTAAACACCACAGGAATCAACAATACCTTTATAGGACAGTGTGCTGGATATTCTAATACTTTTGGGGGTGCTAATAATTTTATTGGAAATAGTGCCGGACGTTGTAATACTACTGGCGGTTCTAATATTTTTATAGGGCAAGCAGCAGGACTTTATAATACTTTTGGTTGTTTTAATAACTTTTTAGGATGTTCTGCAGGACGTTGTAACACCACAGGTTGTTTTAACAACTTCTTTGGTCGTTATGCAGGTGCTTCTAACACCACAGGATGTCACAATAATTTCTTTGGGTGTGGTGCTGGGCGTGATAATACTACTGGTTGCTATAATAATTTCTTTGGCGTTGATGCTGGACGTTGTAACACCACAGGAAATCATAATACTTTTATTGGTCTTCTTGCTGGTTATGCAAATACCTTTGGAAGTAATAATAACTTCTTTGGTTGCCGTGCTGGACAAGGAAATACTACAGGATCTAATAATAACTTTATAGGACAACGTGCTGGATATACTAACACTTTTGGTAACTGCAATAATTTCTTTGGTTATTATGCAGGATATTCAAACACTACAGGAAGTAATAATAATATCTTTGGACGTTATGCAGGACTTTGCAGCACTACAGGAAATAATAATAATATCTTTGGACAACTTGCTGGATGTAAAAATACCACAGGATCATACAATACCTTCTTTGGTTATGCTGCAGGAAGATATAACACCACAGGATCCAACAATAACTTTATAGGACTATGCGCTGGATATTCTAATACTTTTGGTTGCTTTAATAATTTCATTGGACGTGGTGCAGGACTTTGCAACACCACTGGAAACTATAATAACTTCTTTGGATGTGATGCAGGATTTTTCAATACTACTGGTGGTTTCAATAATTTCTTTGGAAGACAAGCAGGATTTAGAAATACTACAGGATGCTTTAATAACTTCTTTGGTTTGAATGCTGGTATTTGTAATACTACAGGAAATAGTAATACCTTTATTGGTTGCGATTCCGGATATTCTAATACTTTTGGTGGATATAATAACTTCTTCGGAAGACAAGCAGGATTTTCTAATACTACAGGATCCAGTAACAACTTCTTTGGTCGTTATGCAGGTAGAAGTAATACCACAGGAAACAACAATAACTTTATAGGTGCGTGTGCTGGATATTCTAATACTTTTGGTATAAACAATAATTTTATAGGTGTTTATGCTGGACAATCTAATACAACTGGAACTGCTAATAACTTTATAGGTCAACAAGCAGGATGTCTTAATACTTTTGGTAGTTGTAATAATTTCATTGGAACACAAGCAGGTTTCTGCAACACCACTGGATGTTTTAATAACTTCTTTGGGTTATTTGCAGGTCGCAGTAACACTACAGGAAACAATAATAACTTTATAGGTGGATGTGCTGGATATTGCAATACAATAGGTCAGTATAATAACTTCTTTGGACGTGCAAGTGGATATTATAATACGACAGGACAGTGTAATAACTTCTTTGGTCCTGTTTCTGGATATAAAAATACTACAGGATCTAATAATAACTTTATAGGACGTGAAGCTGGACGTTATAACACCACAGGAAACAACAACAACTTCTTTGGACTTAATACAGGATACTCCAACACCACAGGAACCAACAATGTCTTTATAGGGAGATGTGTTGGATATTCTAATACTTTTGGATATAGTAATGTTTTTGCTGGTAATGCCTCTGGTTTTTGTAATACTACTGGAAACAACAATATTTTCTTTGGAGAATCTGCAGGATACTTCAATACCACAGGAAGTTGTAATGTTTTTATAGGTTTTGGAGCAGGAGCTAGCAATACTATTGGAAGTTGGAATGTTTTTCTTGGTAGAGAGGCAGGAGTTACTAATACTACTGGATGCCATAACAATGCTATTGGTTGTAATGCTGGGCGTTATAACACCACTGGTTGTTATAACCAATTCTTTGGTCGTGATGCTGGATTTAGTAACACTGGTGGTTGCTGTAATGTTTTTATTGGTTATGGTGCAGGTCAGAACAATACTACAGCATCTAATAATATAGCAATTGGTCGTTTTTCTGGAACAACTGGATCATCTCCAGGTGGTCTCATTAATATGACAACCACTGGTAACCAAATTGTTATGGGTAACTCATCCCATACAACAGCCTGTATCCAGATTGCTTGGGGTGTCGCCTCCGATATCAGATACAAGTGTGTCTGGGGCAACGTACCATACGGTAGAGATTTCTTAAGAGGAGTCAACCCAATCAAGTACTCCTTTAAGGACAAAGAGACAGGAGAACTCAAGGATCCAAGAAAGAGATATGGATTCTCAGCACAAGAAGTAATGTCTCTAGAGGGTGATGAACCAATTATCGTCAATAACTCTGACCCAGATAATCTTGGTATCACACACGACTATATGATCCCAGTGCTCGTCAATGCAATCAAAGAACTTGATGCAGAAGTGACTTCATTAAGACAAGAACTTAATGACCTTAAGAACCAGAATAAATAACTAAAAAACAAAAATGGCACTTGAACGTCTTACGCAAGTAACCAATATAGGTATCTCTAGTAACGTTACTCTAACAGGGGTTACAACTGTAAGTACTTTAAATGCAGGTACGGTTGGAATTGCAACGAACTCTCCAGTACAACAGTTTCAGGTAGGGTCTGGAAGTACAATCGTTGTTGTTGATAGTTTGGGTGAACTTGGACTTGGTGTGACCAACCCAACCGTCAAACTTCAGGTTGCTGGTGTCATTGGATATTGCGATACGAATATTAAGATTGGTGATAGTACCACTGGTGCTGTTGTTACTGATGGTGTTCATAACTTTTTTGCTGGGGTTGGTGCTGGTAGTTCTACGACGACTGGAACTCATAATGTTTTTATTGGACAATGTGCTGGGTATTATAATACTACTGGAGTATACAATACTTTTATAGGTCAGTGTGCTGGATATTCCAATACAACAGGAACTCGTAATAATTTCTTTGGTTCTAGTGCTGGACGCCTTAATACTACAGGATCTAATAATAATTTCTTTGGTAGATCTGCAGGAAGATCAAACACCACTGGAGTTTCTAATAACTTCTTAGGTAATAGTGCAGGATTCAACAATACCTGTGGAGCATATAATAACTTCTTAGGTTTTGGTGCAGGTCAATCTAATACGTTTGGTAATTATAATAACTTTTTTGGTTCACAGGCAGGACGTTCTAACACCACAGGAAACAACAATAACTTTATAGGACTGTGTGCTGGATATTCTAATACTTTTGGATGCTTCAATAACTTCTTTGGATATGCTGCAGGATACTTAAACACCACAGGAACCAACAATACCTTTATAGGACAGTGTGCTGGATATTCTAATACTTTTGGTGCTTTTAATAACTTCTTTGGAGCAATTGCAGGGTTCTCTAATACTACTGGTTGTTATAATAACTTCTTTGGTTATTTGGCAGGGAGATACAATACTACAGGGGGCAATAATAACTTCTTTGGTCTGCAAGCAGGTAGATGCAACACTACAGGATCCAACAACACCTTTATAGGACTATGTGCTGGATATTCGAATACCTTTGGATGTTTTAATAACTTTATTGGTCAGTGTTCAGGACTTAGTAACACAACTGGATGCTACAATAACTTCTTTGGTAGATATGCTGGTGCTTGCAATACTACGGGAATATCAAATAATTTTTTAGGATACCTTGCTGGTAGAAGTAATACAACTGCATCTAATAACAACTTTATTGGACAACGTGCAGGATTTTGTAATACTACTGGTGCTTATAATAATTTCTTCGGTCTTTTTTCAGGATGTAATAACACCACAGGAACCAACAACAACTTTATAGGACAATGTACAGGATTTTCTAATACTTTTGGATCCTTTAATAACTTCTTTGGAAACACATCAGGTCAGTGTAATACAACAGGTTGTTATAATAACTTTTTTGGTACAAGTGCTGGACGTTGTAACACTACGGGAAATGCTAATAATTTCTTTGGTCCAAATGCTGGATTTTTTAACACGACCGGAAATAACAATAACTTCATTGGTAATGGTACAGGTTATTGCAACACTACTGGAAATAGAAACGTCTTTATAGGACAGCAATCTGGTTTTTATAATACTTTTGGTAATGATAATGTTTTTATTGGATGTCGTGCAGGATATTTAAATAGCATTGGAAGTTATAATAACTTTATTGGTCGTGCTACTGGACGTGTCAATACTACAGGATCTCACAACAACTTCATAGGTTATTATGCAGGACGTTATAACACCACAGGAAGCTTCAACATCTTTATAGGTCAGTGTGCTGGATTTTCGAATACTTTTGGATGTCATAATAACTTTATAGGTAGTGCTGCAGGATTTTGTAATACTACTGGATGTTATAATAATTTCTTTGGTTGTGGTGCTGGTAGATACAACACCACAGGAAGTAATAATAATTTCTTTGGATATCTTGCGGGACGTGAAAATACCACTGGAAATAATAATAATTTCTTTGGTCGTGCTGCAGGACAATGCAATACCACAGGAACTGATAACACCTTTTTTGGTGTTCAGGCAGGATTTAAAAATACTACAGGATCTCACAACAACTTCTTTGGAAATATTGCTGGTCTCTGCAACACCACTGGTAAGTATAATAACTTCTTTGGATTTTATGCAGGTTGTGCTAATACGACAGGAAACTGCAATATTTTCATTGGGTTTCGTGCAGGTCAATTAAACACTACTGGAAGTAACAACTTTTTTGGTGGATATGCTGCTGGATATCGAAATACTACTGGATCTTTTAATAACTTCTTTGGATATCTTGCTGGTGCTTGCAACACCACAGGAACCAACAATACCTTTATAGGACAGTGTGCTGGATATTCTAATACTTTTGGTGAAAATAATAACTTCTTTGGACTTCAAGTAGGATTCTGTAACACTACTGGAAATCACAATACCTTTATAGGATTCTGTGCTGGATATTCTAATACTTTTGGTGGTTATAATAATTTCTTTGGAAAATTTGCAGGTTTCAGTAACACCGCAGGAAATTGCAATAACTTTATAGGTCTATGTGCTGGATATTCCAATACTACAGGAACTGATAATAACTTTATAGGAACCCTTGCTGGTCTTTCTAATACTTTTGGTTGCTTTAATAATTTCTTTGGACCTTCTGCAGGTCGCTGTAACACAACTGGAATTCGCAACAATTTCTTTGGGCAATTTTCTGGACTTTCTAATACTACTGGTACCAATAATAACTTCTTTGGTTATTATGCAGGAAGAAGCAACACCACTGGAAACCACAATAACTTTATAGGATTCTGTGCTGGATATTCCAATACCTTTGGTGCTTATAATAACTTCTTTGGTTTTAATGCAGGTTTATGCAATACTACTGGGTCTAGAAATAATTTCATTGGACCAAATACGGGAGTTTCCAATACTTTTGGTAATTATAATAACTTCTTTGGGTCCCGTGCAGGAAATAGCAACACCACTGGATGCCACAACACCTTTATAGGACTATGTGCTGGATATTCTAATACTTTTGGTGGTTATAATAACTTCTTTGGTCGTTTTACAGGACGTTGCAACATTACTGGTTGCTTTAATAACTTCTTTGGCAATGTTTCTGGACGTTACAATACTACTGGATGCTATAATAACTTTTTTGGCAATGCTGCTGGAAATTCCAATACCACAGGAAGTCATAATAACTTCTTTGGATTAAATGCTGGATACTCCAACACCACAGGAGCAGACAATACCTTTATAGGACAGTGTGCTGGATTTGCTAATACTTTTGGTTGTTACAATACTTTTATTGGAAGAAGTGCAGGTAAATGTAACACCACTGGATTTTTTAATACTTTTATTGGACGCAATACGGGAACATCAAATACAACTGGAGAGCAAAACTTTTTCTCTGGTGCCGAGGCGGGAAGATTTAACACTACTGGGTCTCATAATAATTTCCTTGGCACTTCTGCAGGATATTGTAATACTACAGGAAGTTGCAATACTTTCTTCGGATTATGTGCAGGATGCGCTAATACCACTGGAGGAAATAATACCTTTATTGGTGCCTGTGCAGGACGTAACAATACTTTTGGTTTTCATAACAACTTTATTGGATGGAGAGCAGGGCAAGGCAACACCACAGGAAATGGTAATAACTTCATTGGTGATGCTACAGGTTGTAGTAATACTTTTGGTAATTATAATAACTTCTTTGGAGTAGATGTTGGACGTTCTAATACGACTGGATCTAATAACAACTTCTTTGGTCTTCTTTCGGGACGTTGCAACACCACAGGATCCAACAACACCTTTATAGGACAGTGTGCTGGATATTCTAATACTTTTGGTGATCTTAATAATTTCTTTGGGGCTCTTGCTGGATGGTGTAATACCACTGGTTCCTTTAATAACTTCTTTGGATCTAGTGCAGGTAGATGTAACACAACAGGTTCTTATAACAATTTCTTTGGTCGTGCTGCAGGATTAGCGAATACTTCTGGTTGCTATAATACTTTCTTTGGAAAATACGCTGGATATTTCAATACAACTGGATCTAATAATATTTTCTTTGGTCTTCGTGCTGGACAAACAAACACCACAGGAACCAACAACAATTTCTTTGGTGTCACTGCTGGATATTCCAACACTACAGGAGGCGACAACACCTTTATAGGAACCTGTGCTGGATATTCTAATACTATTGGTAGACACAACCAGTTTATGGGGACAGTTGCTGGATTGAATAATACCAGTGGAAGATATAATCAATTCTTTGGTGTTAATGCAGGACTTTGCAATAGCACTGGATGTTACAATAGTTTTATGGGTATTGGTGCTGGAAGAGCAAATACCACTGGAATAAAAAATGTTTTTATTGGTGCATATGCAGGATGCAATAATACTATTGGTTCTTGTAACGTTGTTCTTGGACCATATAACGTTCCATCAGCAACCAACAGCAACCAAGTCGTCATCTCTTCTGGTAATGCGACTGCTGCCTGCTACAGTGGTGCATTTAGTGCTTGGGGTAACACTTCTGACGGTAGAGATAAAATCAATATTCAAAACCTACCACAAGGAAAAGATTTCTTAGGAAAACTCAGACCAGTTAAATTCCAGTGGGACTTCCGTGACGAAGAGAAGAAGAAGTTGCCTCCACAAGGCAAGGAAGAAGCAGGTTTAATTGCACAAGAAGTCCAAGCAGTCCAAGAAGAATACAATGCAGATTACCTCAGATTAGTAGACGACAATGCACCTGATAGTTTAGGAATTTATAAGACCAACTTTATTCCTATTCTGATTAAAGCGATTCAAGAACTCGACCAAGAAAACACAGAACTCAGAAATACATTAAAAGAAGTTCTTAAGCGTTTAGATGCCGCAGGTCTATAAATACATAAAAAACCATAATGGCATTCACGAAGGTTAACGCTGCTGGTATTGAAACAGGCGCAAATCTAGTTGTAGAAAATATTAACACTGCAGGTATTGTAACTGCAAATTCGTTAAGTATTGGTTCAACTCAGATTGTTTCAAGTGCAAGGCAGTTACAGAACATTGCTTCATTAGATGCCGTTACTGCAGCAACCATTGAAAGTTCGATTTCAATTGGACCTAATACTTTCACTGACCTGAATATCACTGGTGTTGCTACATTCACTCAAGTATCTTTTGGTTCTACTGCCAATATCAGAATTGGTGATACAACAACTGGTGGTAGTTTAAGTGGTGGTACGGATAACTTCTTTGCTGGTGTTGGTGCTGGTAGAAGTAATACTACTGGATGTCATAATAACTTCATTGGATATGCTGCTGGACGTTCTAATACTTTTGGTTGTTGCAATAACTTCTTTGGTTATTATGCTGGATGGTGCAGCACCACTGGAAGTAATAATAACTTCTTTGGTAATGCTGCAGGAGGTTATAATACTATTGGAAGTTATAATAACTTCTTTGGATGTGGTGCTGGACGTTTAAACACCACTGGAAGTTGCAATAACTTCTTAGGTTCCCGAGCAGGATTTAATAATACCACAGGAAACAATAATACCTTTATAGGATTATGTGCTGGATATAATAACACCAATGGAAATCATAATAACTTCTTTGGCAATTCTTCTGGACTTTGCAATACCACAGGATCCAACAATAACTTTATAGGCAACTGTGCTGGGCGCAATAATACCTTTGGTTGCTATAATAACTTCTTTGGTATTCAAGCAGGATGTTCTAACACTACAGGAAACAACAACAACTTCTTAGGTAGGCAATCTGGATTTTCTAATACTACTGGAAGCTATAATAACTTCTTTGGACAGTGTGCTGGAATCAATAATACTACTGGAAATCATAATAATTTTATTGGAACTCAATCAGGATGTATTAATACTATTGGTTCTTATAACAATTTCTTTGGATTTCTTGCTGGACGCTGTAACACCACTGGATGTCATAACTTCTTTGGTGGATATAATGCAGGGCGTAATAATACCACTGGTAGTTCTAATAATTTTATTGGAAGATCTGCTGGACATTGTAACGCCACAGGAAACCACAACAACTTCATAGGAAATAGTGCAGGATTTTCTAATACTTTCGGTGCTTATAATAACTTCTTTGGTGTCTTTGCGGGGCAGTATAATACTACTGGTTGTTATAATAACTTCTTTGGTCGTAATGCTGGAAGATACAACACCACAGGATCCAACAATAACTTCATAGGGCGTGAGGCAGGATACTGCAACACTATTGGACAGAATAATAATTTTATTGGTCGTAATGCTGGAAGATATAACACCACAGGATCCAACAACAACTTTATTGGATTATGTGCTGGATTTTCGAATACTTTTGGATGTCATAATAACTTTATTGGTGACTGTGTTGGGCAGTGCAATACAACAGGAACTCGTAATGTTTTCATTGGATCTCTTGCAGGTCAAGCAAATACAACTGGAAGTAATAATACGTTTATTGGTCGTGCCACTGGTCGTTGCAATACATTTGGATCTCATAATTTCTTTGTAGGAAATAGTACAGGTGTTTATAATATTTCTGGATCTTTTAATAACTTCTTTGGACAAAATGCTGGTCTTTCTAATACCACAGGATCCAACAATAACTTTATAGGTTTCTGTGCTGGATATTCTAATACTTTTGGAAATCAAAATAATTTCTTTGGTATTAATGTAGGATTATGTAACACCACTGGAAGTAGAAATAATTTTATTGGACCTTATGCAGGGCAGAATAATACAATTGGAACCAATAATAACTTTATAGGTCGTGCTGCTGGATTTTCAAATACCACTGGAAATCATAATTTCTTCGGTGGATATAATGCTGGATGCACCAACACCACTGGAAGTAGTAATGTTTTTGTAGGTAATCAAGCAGGAAGTTGTAACACCACTGGAAGTTGTAATATCTTTATGGGTCCTTATGCTGGGCAAAAAAATACTACTGGTTGCTATAACGTATTTTTTGGTCGCTCTGCTGGAAGATGTAATACCACCGGTGGATTTAATGTTTTCATAGGTCAACTTACAGGGCAATTTAATACCTTTGGATCTTACAATACATTTTTAGGTGCCAGTGCAGGATATTGCAATACTACAGGATGTCATAACTTCTTTGGTGGATATAAAGCAGGAAGATGCAACGACACTGGATCCTTCAATAACTTTATTGGTCGTGATGCTGGATGTCTTAATACCACAGGATCTCGTAATAACTATTTTGGAGTTAATGCGGGACGTTGCAGCACCACAGGAAGTTGCAATAATTTCTTTGGACAAGACACAGGATTTCGTAATACAACTGGATCTAATAACAACTTCTTTGGATATGCTGGAGGGTATAGTAATACCACAGGAGTAGACAATAACTTTATAGGAAGATGTGCTGGATTTGCTAACACTACTGGTAGTGCTAATAACTTCTTTGGATATCTTGCTGGATGCTGCAATACCACAGGAAATTCCAATAACTTTATTGGTCGTGAAGCAGGAGAGTTTAATACCTTTGGTAGTTTCAACAACTTCATAGGGTGTGCTGCTGGATATCGTAATACCACAGGAAGTAATAATAACTTCTTCGGTTTATGTGCTGGTATCTGTAACACCACAGGAAACAGCAACGTCTTTATAGGACAGTGTGCTGGATATTCGAATACTTTTGGTTGTTATAATAACTTCTTTGGTATTAATGCTGGACTATGTAACACTACTGGATCCAACAATAACTTTATAGGCAATAATGCTGGATTTTCTAATACTTTTGGATGTCACAATAACTTTTTTGGATTTTATGCTGGTTACTATAACACCACTGGAAATTGTAATAATTTCTTTGGATGTCGTGCAGGTTCTTTTAATACAACTGGATCTGCCAATAACTTTATTGGATTTGCTGCCGGTTATTGCAATACTACTGGTTCTTGTAACAACTTTTTTGGTTGGTATGCGGGTGGTAAAAACACCACAGGATCCAACAATAACTTCATAGGACAGTGTGCTGGAGCTTTTAATACTTTTGGAAGTTGCAATATCTTTATGGGTCGTTATGCGGGGCAAAAAAATACTACCGGAAACAACAACAACTTTATAGGATCACTTGCAGGACGTTGTAACACCACAGGATCCAACAATAACTTTATAGGAGCGAATGCTGGATGCCTTAATACTTTTGGTTCTTGCAACACATTCTTAGGTCATTATGCAGGATGCTCTGTTACCACTGGTTCTAATAATATTGCTCTTGGAAACAATACACAAGTTCCATCAGCAACTGGTAGCTGTCAGTTAGCGATTGGTGCTGGTGGTGTGAACTGGATTTATGGTACTAGTAGTGGTAATGTTGGTATAGGTCTTACAAATCCAACTATTTATAAGTTGCAGGTCGCTGGATCCATAACACTTAGTGGTGTAGTAAGAGCTGGTGGTGCAGCATACACAGCTCAATTAAGAGAAGTTGCATCTAGTTCTGGTAACACTGTTATCGATACTGGATTGTCAGTAAATCAGAGTAACGGTGGAGCAACAATGTTAGTTTTAGCTAGTAGAAATACCTCTGATGGAACATCTGGTGATTCTGCAATTTATCGAGTTCAGTTTTATATTACTGGAAATAATACACCAGGAAGCACATTTATTTCTGGCGATACTGATTTTGTAACTTTTGGACAATCTGGATCAAATACGTTAACTGTCAATTGCGGTTCAGGAAACTGGACAGTTGCAGCTATTTCTGCTGGATATAATTTATAAATTTGTCTGAATAAATACAAAAATCAAAGGAAATTAGGAATATGAGTATTACTTATACTTATCATATTTGTCAATTAAAAGTTGATGAAACAAATCAATCCCCTGATGGTGCAGTTGAATATATCAAAGCATACATTCGTGGAGAAGATGAAAATGGATTCAATACAACCGAAGTTTTTGATTTTAAATTGCCATTTGAAGAGATTGTATATCAAGATGAAGAACAGACAATAATTGATAACAATGGGAACATTCTATTAGATGAAAATGGAAATGAAATTAAGAAAATTGTTTCGGTAAAGTATATTAGACCAATTGATTGGAATAATTTTGTTCCATTTGAAGATCTCACCCCAGAAATCGTGGTTGGTTGGATTGAAACTCTATTAGAAGAATCTGAAAAAGAACAGTTAAAGAATACTGTTGCTAAAAAAATTCAATCTTTTTATGGTCTAAATGCTGAACAACCTACAATGAGGCCAGCAACTCCTTGGAATGTTGAAACTCTTGAATGAATACCGCAAACCAGAAGAAATCACTGAACTTCCAGAGCACACTGCAATTAATAAAGAAGGAGTACAAATTGGTTTAATTGCTCAAGAAGCATCGGAAGTACTACCAGAAATTGTTAAGCAAGAAAGTACTGGTGTTTATAGTGTTGATACTTCTAATTTAACTTGGTATTTGATTAATGCTGTGAAACAACTTGATACTGAAAACCAAGACCTGAAAGCAAGAATAGAGGCTCTGGAGAACAAACTAAATACTTAAAGATACATCATTATTCCAAATGAAAAGAGTATTAATTGCAACGCCGTGCCTTGATGGCAAGGTTGATGCCTGGTTTGTTAATTCATTATATGAAAGTACAAAACTTGGTCTTGCGAACGATATAATGTTCCAACCAGTGTTTCTTGCTAATGAGAGCATTCTACCAATGGCAAGAAATGAACTTCTGAATCTTGCCTATAGAGAACGCTATGATGCAATGGTCTTTATTGATGATGACGAAGAATGGGATCCAAAAGTTCTTCTGAATATCGTGAATTCTCCAAAAGACGTAGTAGCAGTTCCAGTTGTTAATAAAGGTGATAAAAAAATCCAGTACAATGTCTATGATGTTCAGAAAGAACCAGACACGGATGGATACCTGAAGATTGGACGCTGTGGTACTGGATTCCTAAAACTCTCACAGAAAGTCATTCGTGACCTATGGGAGAGCAATCCTGTCTGTGAATTTCGAGGCAGACCACTAAAGTACATTTGCGAATACACAGTCATTAATGATAGTTTTCACGGAGAAGATATTGTTCTCTGCGAAAAGATCAAAGAACTTGGTTACCAGATTTGGTTAAATCCAACACATACGGTGACACATATTGGAACCAAAAAGTTTAAAGGCGATTTTCAAAAGTCATATAACCTATGAACTCCATTGATATTGTAACACCTACAATGTGGTGTGTGGAAAATTTTATCGATTATCTGAAACAATACTGTGAATTCTCAGCAGTTAATTCGATTATTTTAATCGATAATCAAAAATCCAAAAGACCTAATGATCCGATTCTTCAGCATCCAAAGATTAAATTGGTTTGCTACAACAAAAACATCTATGTGAATCCTGCTTGGAATGAAGGTTACTATCGTTCCAATTCAGATGTTCTATGCATTTTGAATGATGATGTCTTTGTAGAAGAAGGTATCTTCAATTATATCTCCACATTGGATATGGAGAATATTGATATCATTGGTTCTTATCTGAAAGGAAGTGTTGATAACTTTCATATCGCACATCAACCAGATCAATCAGACGAACTGATCAAACTGAATATTCTAAAGAACAGACCGATTGGAAGTCAGAGTTATGCATTTGGTGTTTGTATGTTTATCAAACGCTCCAAGTACAAAGTCATTCCAAGCCTTTATAAGGTCTGGTATGGTGATGACTACTTAATTCAGAACTGTGAGAACATTTATGCTCTGAAAACCAATAAGATCAGTGGTGAAATTTCAAAAACTCTTGGAATCAAAAAAGGTCCGATACAAAAACGAATTGATCTGGACACACATAATGCCTATCAGTACAATCACTTTAAGGGTGCAAAGCAATGGGACATTATAAAACATACTCTTCAACCTAAAACAAATATTTTTGGATACTAATGGAAAACGAACTTCGCATTATAGAACAAGTTCCAACGGGTTGGACTGATCATATTACATTTGCCCAATGGATTGTTAACAGAAAAAATCCAGAAGTGACTGTAGATCTAGGTGTTGATTTTGGTTATTCAACATTCTGCTTTGCTCTACCAAAGATCGGTACAGTATATGGTATCGATTGCTTTGAAGGAGATCCAATGGTAGGATTTAAAAACACGTTTGAATATGTCAAGCAAAAGAAAAAAGAACTTCAATTCAATCACGTTAAGTTTGTAAAAGGTTACTTTGGAATGGTTGCAAAACAATGGAAGCATCCAATTGATATTCTACACATTGATGGTTATCACACTTATCAAGCAGTGAAGAATGATTATGATACCTGGAGCAAATTTGTAAAAGACGATGGTGTGATTTTATTTCACGATACCTTTGTTCAAAAACCAGGATATGAAGTCGATAGATTTTTTGCAGAATTGAATCTACCTAAGGTCAATTTCACCTGCTCTTATGGTCTTGGTGTGGTATCAAAGGACCAGGATTTAATAGAAGAAATCCGAACCACGTTTCAACTTTAAGCGTTTTAAATCTCTTATACATAATATAGAATGAATTGAAATTTTTATGAGTTCTAAAAAGTACTGCATATTCCACGTTCAGGGTGGAATCGGAAAGCACATTGCAGCAACAGCAGTCGCAAAGTGTATTAAAAACAATTATCCTGATAGGAAGTTAATTGTAGTTTGCGTCTACACAGAAATCTTTATCAACATTTCTTTTGTTGATCGTGTCTATCAATTAGGAAATACGAGTTACTTCTATCAGAATTATATTCGTGATAAGGACTCACTCATCTTCCAACACGAACCTTATTATACAACGGACCATATTCACAAGAAACTTCCACTGATTGAAAATTGGTGTAAGTTATATAATCTTAAATTTAATAATGAAAAACCAGAACTGAAGTTTAATAATCTTCAGAAAAATATTTCCAGAGAAGTTTGGTGCAAGGGTAAAAAACCTGTAATGGTCATTCATACCAATGGAGGTATGATGACGACAGATGCCAAACCATATTCCTGGACTCGTGATATGCCATTTGAACTGGCACAGAGAATTGTAGATCATTACAAGGACAAGTATCACATTTATCAAATTACCAAATTGAACTCTCCAAAACTGGAGGATGCTTATCCAATTTTTGCAACTCCAGAAAGTTCACTATCTCTCATCGAACTTTTTAGTATTCTTATACATAGTAAGAAGAGAATCTTAATCGACTCCTGTATGCAACACGCAGCAGCAGCATTAAGATTACCCTCTACAGTTCTTTGGAGCGGCACGAGTCCGAAAGTTTTTGGTTATGAAATGCACGATAATATCTGCACCGAAATTCCATATGACTTTAAACTTCCAGGAAGTTACTTTTTTGATTTTGATTTCAATGGAAACGAAGTAGAGTATCCATTTGGAGAACAAGAAGAACTTTATGATTTTGATAAAGTCATTGCATCTATCGACAAACAATAGGAGGATTAAAAACCAATGAAGGAAATGATTAAAGAAATTATCCGTGAGGAAATGAGCAGAATGAATAAAACATTCTATTTTATGGCAGGTCTTCCAAGGTCTGGAAGCACACTGCTTTCGTCAATTCTAAACCAGAATCCAAGATTTTATTCTGGACCTAGCTCTCCTGTAGTACCTACAATGATTGCTCTGGAGAATAGCCTTGCCAATGATGAACTGTATCTGGGTTATCCAAAACCACAACAAGCAAGAGAAATCATTGCTTCAGTTCTTCCCCAGTTTTATGGTGATCGTCCAGAACCAGTAATTTTCGATAAGAACCGTTCTTGGACTGTTCGTATGGAATATATTCCTGGTTACTTTGATGTTCCACCTAAGGTTATCTGCCCTGTTCGTGACACTGCAGAGATTCTGACTTCGTTTATCTCAATGATTCGTCGCAATCCTTATCAGGTTGATGGACGTATTAACTTCATTGATGAAATGCTCATCAAGAATAACATTCCTCTGACGGATGATAATCGTTGCGAACTGCTTGCAAGCCCTGCAGGTATTCTTGGTCAGTCGGTAGAAGGACTCAGAAAAGCACTAATGGAAGGTTATGATGAATCACTGCACTTTGTAGAGTATCGTGAGTTAACAACCAATCCTCAGGAAACTATTCAAAAACTTTATGAGTTCTTGGGTGAAGAACCATTTGAACATACCTTTGATAATCTTAAGAATGAAAATCGTGAGAATGATGGTATGGTTTATGGATTTGCTGATATGCACGAAGTACGTCCAGTTGTAAAATCAACTGCACCAAGTCCAGAAGAAATTCTCTCAGAAGAAATTCTAGAGAAGTGCAAGAACACTGAGTTCTGGAGAGTCGTACAAGATACCGATGAGGTAGAAGAAACTGAAGAAGTTTCGGAAATCACTACCGAAGAGTCAGATGATTCTGGTTTAATCGGTGGTTGATATTCATAAATAAACTAAAAAGGAGTTAAACAATGTCTGAAGAAACTAAAGTTCCTACTGCTGAAGAAATTGCTGGTGCTATCTCTGCAATGCGTGATAGTGTATGGGTAATTACGAGTGAGATGGAAAAGGAAGAAGTCACTAAGGAAGTCGTTGATGCTGTTGGTAGAAACGTTGCACACTTAGAACTTCAAATGGGTAACGAGCACATTAGTGGTGCTGATGATGACCTTTCTGATGTTGAAGCAGCAATCACTGCTGGTAAAGCATTCGTTGCAGAACATAGCTGAAGCTAAACCCTGATCTTCAAAGGCGACAAACCTAGTCTAGTCGCCTTTTTAGGTCTTGTCAATACTTGACAGAATAAATTTTTTAATTTAATATAGAAGTATTTAAAAGAAACCAATGAACGAACAACAACTACACCTACAGTCTGCTATTCAACAGCAGAGTGAATTGATTCAAGAAATTCAAGAACTGAATACTAAGATTGTTGAAAAAAGAGAGATGGCAGTGAAACTCCAAGGAATCATTGAATATCTTCAACAAACTGGTGTGACTGTTCCAGAACCAGAAGTTGCTGAAGAGACTGCAGAAGCGGAAGTAGCAGCAGAATAATTCAATGAATTTCACAGTATATTCTAAAGATAATTGCCCCTATTGCTATAAAGTTAAACAAGTCCTTGAATTGACTGGAAGTAGTTATGTAGTGTATAATTTAGGTGAGCATTTCTCTAGAGAAGAGTTTTATGCTGAATTTGGGCAAGGATCAACCTTTCCTCAAGTTGTTTGCGATGATCAAAAGATAGGAGGATCCGTTGACACAATCAAATTCCTCAAGGAGCAACAAATCATCAAATCCTAACCTAAATAAAAAGGAAGACCACTTTAATCGTGGTGTTGAATTGATTCTTAATGGAGGAAAAAGAAAGCAAACTCAACCTTTCCACATCATCTTTGAAAAGATGGTTTGCTTTCTGAATCGGGAAGTAACCATCTATTTTGAATTTTCCTTTAAATCAAGGAAAAGAAAAGTAGTTTCCCGGAGAAAAAGAAATGTTAGCAACTAGTTTGGTTTTAGGTTGTTTTTTAACAGTATTATTTCTTATAGTGGGACTTGTAACTGGTTGGGTCGCCCGAGAATATATGATGAATTATCAGGACCGTCCAAAACTCCATCCAGAGTTTTTTGATAGCAAAGGCAATGTAATTCCTGATGAAGTATTAGCAATTAGCTTTAATCCTGATTACTTCGATGATTACGAAGATGAGGATGAAGAGGAATAACTAAATAGTGTAAATGAATTTAGATTTTGGATTTTTATGACTACAACAACACAGAAAAAAGTAACTAGCAAACCCAAAACAGTTACTGCCAAAACAAAGACAGAACAGATTCCAGATCTTCCTGGAAATCCATTTGCATTTGAAGTTCTTCAACTTGTTTCAAAGCAAAGATCAAATGCTAAAAAAGTTGAAGCACTGAGAAAATATGACCATCCTTCTTTGAAGGCAATTTTTATTTGGAACTTTGATGAGAGTATCATCTCAGTTCTTCCTCCTGGAGATGTTCCTTATGCCGCTACAAATGAACAGACTTCATTTAGCGGAACTCTCTCTGGAAAAATTGATGACGCTGTTTCCAAAATGGGAGAACTTGGAAGTAACTCTCTAGGATCTCAGGATCAAGGGCGTTCATCGATTCGCAAAGAATATGAGAAGTTTTATAATTTCGTTAAAGGTGGAAATGATGGACTGAGTTCTCTTCGTAGAGAAACAATGTTCATTAATATCCTACAAGGACTTCATCCTTTTGAAGCAGAAATTCTGTGTCTTGTAAAGGATAAAAGACTTGAAGAAAAGTATAAGATTACAAAGGAAGTTGTATCTGAAGCTTATCCCGACATTCAGTGGGGAGGGCGTTCGTGAGTCAGGTTCTTGAAAAAGTACAGGAAAAGCATATGGACCATTGGACACCCGCAGAAAAAGAAACTTGTAAGTCACGTTATGGTTGCGACATTCTGATTGAAAATGGTTCTTATGCTGATGTCTGCACTAAAGAGGCACCCAATGATGCCTATATCATTAAGTATCTTGTAGATGATAAGATTTGTTTCGATCTGACCAGAGGAACAAGAACTCGTTTGTTTGATATGTACTGGGATAAGTTTCGTGAAAATTTAAAGAGTATTGGTTTTGGATATGGTAGACATAATCCAAAGACCTGGGGTTATAAAGCACCCGAAAAGAAAAAGCGAAAGTGATTTCCCAGATCGGGGAAAAATTTCCCGGCAAAATTTTGACTTCTTAAAGTTTTCTAAAATTGTATCAGGAAATACACACAAAACTTCCTAAATACAGTGAATAGAGGTATAATAATCCTCTAACGTTCATCCTATGACTAAAGCACTTTTGCTTTTAGCATGGGTTCCACTTCTTTCTATTTCTACGCCACAACTTGCCAAATCAAATCAGGTGACAATAAGTTGCGACGCAGCGTGGGAACTAATGGACATCGTTAAAAACGACGATGTAGTAGACCAAAGAAAAGAAAACCGATTGCTATCAGAACTCCGAAAGGACGTTATAAAACTTAAGTGCTAAAATTAAATAGGACGCAAGTAAGCCGACTCGGAACGGAACGTTCATCTATGGAAACACTCATTTTAACTTGCCTACAAGCACAGTTAATGGTTGGGAGAATTCATAAAGTTGATATTCCAAAACAAGCCAAAAATGACTTGATTTGGGAAATAAAACAGATTTCTCCAAAAGAGTGTAAAATAGACGCAAAAGCCGACTGAAGGAACGGGAATTAAAAACTCTCATTTCTTTAGGGGAAAACAAATGGCTAAAATTGTCTACAGGGGCGTTGAATACGATACTGAAAAGCGTATTCAGTATCAACAGCAAATGCAACAACAAGCCCAACAATACAACGAAACCTATCGTGGTGTTAAGTTTGTAAAGGAGGGACATAAGTGATGCAAAAGCTAAACTTCCTACAACTTATCAAAGAACAAAAACAAAAAGAAGAGCGTCGTCACCAAGCACAATTAGCACAACTAGTTGGAGCAAAGTGATGTTTGCAATATTACAAATTGCAGCAGGATCTGCGGTTGCAATAGTGTTATTGTCTCTTTATATTCAATTTTTATTTAAGTAGAAATCGGAGGGGTTGATTCCCTCCTTTTTTAATAGGTATAAACTCGTAGGCATAAATTATTGTTAAGGAATCAACACAAAACACCTAGATAGTAGTAGAATATAGAGGTGAAACGTATGAACGAAAACCCCTTTGTTATGTTATTCTATGTGCATGGAGGTTATTATGCACAACCTAATCTCTTACAATCAACTAGCTGGATGGGAACACTTTGAGGAGACAGTAGAACGATCTAATGAACAGAACGAC